GTAAAGATATGGGCTATAAAACAATAATACCAAAGTAACTAATATAAAAAAGGTCGAAAAAGCCAACAAAACCAATACTTCACAGGAAAAAAGGTCGAAAACAGAATAAAAACAATACTTCCTTTTGCTTCTGTTAACTACCATTATGCTACCGTTGAATTAGCCTTAAATTACCGCTATAAGCCACGAACTACCACAACAGCATACAAACACCTATAAAACCACCATTTAAAAGGGATTTAAAGCCTATTTAAACATTATTTAGCCTCATTTTTGGAGGCTTTTTTTATGAATTTTATCAAGTTGGATGGAAATGTGCCAAAAGCCCTTTTTTTGCTATTGGGTAACCCTATGGGTAACCTAATGGGTAACCTTAGTACAACATAAAAAATAATGATACTATACCCCCAAACAACAAAAACAACTTGTAAAAAAGCATAAAAAATGGGGGTAATATACCCCCTAATGCATTAAAAAACATATTAAAAATATATAAATAACTGATTATTAGATATTTACTCTAAACGAATAACCCCAACTACCAAAGCGATGCCTGTAATATCCTTTTTATTTACCTCAAAGGGTTCGTAGCTCTTATTGTCTGATATCATTATTAAGTTGTCTTCGATATCTGATTTTTTTAATCTTTTTATTATGATTCCTTGCTCCTTTGTGGCTACAACATGGGTTTTATTCCATTGAATAAAACTACTTTCCTTGATAACAGTACAAGCAACCACATCACCACTATTGTATTTAGGATACATACTGGATCCTTCCACTTCAATCATAAAATCAATCTTTTTATGTTTGAATTTTGGTATTACATAATATTCCTTAATGTCTTCCTGCTGAATTGCAAAATCAACACTACCAAATCCTCCTATTGCTGTTACTGAAACAAAAGGGATGCCTGCGTCTGATTCTTGAATAGGTAAAGCAATAGGAAGTTCACTCCTTAACATAGATCCTTTTCCAGTTAAAAGCCATTCAGGACTTATTTCAGGATAATAGGTCAGTATTTTGACTATTTTATCCCCTCCAATTTCACTTTTCAACCCAGTACCTTTAAAATTAGACGCACTTATACCTGTCTTTTCATAAAAACTAACTTTACTAACACATTGTTTTTCAATAAAATATAATATATTTTCTTTTATGGTTGAAATTTTGTCCATAATTATTTGTTTAGGTCTAAATTTAGTCTTTATATTTGCATTGTTCATTTAAATAGAACAATTAATAAAACAAAGTAATGAAAAAAATATTAGTCCACCCAGATTTAAAGAAGCAATTGCAAAAAGAGTTCAAAGTAAGCTACGTAACAGTCACCATGAGTATAGATGGCGTGTTTGCTTCAGAAAAAGCAATTGCCATCAGACAGCGCGCCAAAGAACTGCTTATAGCAGAGGCGAATAAAATTGAGACAGAACCTAAAACCGAATAAATTATGAAAACACAGATCATCCACCACGTGAACGAAGATTTCACGACAGAAGTAATCGAAACTATAACCCTAAAAGGCGGGAAAATAGTAAGTATCACGTTTAGCGAACCTCAAAAACTTTAGTGAGACGGTAAATATAGTAATTCCTCCCGAGTGGCATACTTACAGGTTCGAGTCCTGGTCGGGAACAAATAATAAACCCAAATGGAAACACCATTCGAATATTACAATAACAAGCTTGGCGTGAAAATCAGCTTTTTGACTTTTGACCGTAACCCACATCCTGAATCTTTGAGGGTGATTAGCTATAAAGCTTTGAATGGTAGGGTTAATTCAAAAACCTGCACCGAAACTCAACTTCGCCGCGCCTCTCTAAATTACGATGCCCTTGTGCTATTCTCTTCCCTATCCCAAGACTGGAGAGATAAACTAACCGTAAAGTTTGGGTCACCAAAAACTGAAATAAAACGCTCTTGGTTTGCTGAACATTATGAAGCCGACCGCAAAGCATTTGATTTTTACGCCGCTTACACCTATGGTGAGGACAACCGCAAGCTCGATTTAGATTTGATTGAAACGTACACCTATAACGCCTCGGTTCTGAATACTGTTATCAAAATCAAAGCCAACCGTAAAGCATACGCCAAAGCACTTGGAGCAACCCAAATTGATATTTGGCAAAGCCTAACGAATGATGTGAACGCTTTTCGTGATGTAGCTCATAAACTGCCAACTACCTCAAGAGGTTTACGCATTCGTTTAGCGGAATATCAAAAGTACAGTTATGCCGGATTGATCTCTGGAAGACTTCAAAACCAAAACGCGGCGAAGGTAAAAGATAACGATCAAATGGCACTTATTGACGAACTCCTAGCCAAACACACCAACCTTGACAACACACAAGTAGCTAACTTATACAACATGGTAGCAGAACGGATTAACTGGTCAACAATCACAGCCCAGACTGTTGCCAACAGGAAAGAAAAAAGTAACCTCATAGTCTTTGCGGGTCGAAAAGGTTCGAATGCTCTTTCGAACAATGTGCTGATGCAAAACAAAAGAACCGCTCCGACTAAACCAATGTTGTATTGGACGCTTGACGGTTGGGATGCAGAATTATTATACCAAAAAACAGAAACCAACAAAGCAGGGTACTCAACCACTTCCTATCACAACCGCTTGACGATTGTTATGGTAGTTGATCCATTCAATAAATACCCCATTGGCTACGCCATAGGAACCCATGAAACACCGGCTTTGATTAAGGAAGCAATGCGTAACGCTTTTCAACATTCACAGGAGTTATTTGGAGCTTATTACCGCCCTTATCAATTGCAATCGGATAATTATGCAAAGACAACGTTAAAACCACTTTATGAGGCTTGTTCTGTTCACTACACGCCTGCAAAGGTTAAGAATGCCAAAGCCAAGATCATTGAGCCGTTTTTTAACCGCTTCAACAAAGAGTATTGCCAAATGTTTGACAACTGGTCAGGACATAACGTGAATTCCGGAAGCAGTTCACAGCCTAACAGTGAGTATATGAATAAAATCAAAAATCAATTTCCTGACGAGCAAGGTTGTCGTCAACAATTGATCGCGGCAGTAGAAGCCGACCGAGCCAAAAAACGCCACGCCTATGTTTCGCAATGGGAAGCCGTTTCAACGGAGTTTAAAAGCGAATTAACCTTGCCAATGTACTTAAAATATTTGGGTGAAACCACAAATTACACCAATCGACTACAGGGTCAAGGATTAACACCAACGATTAACGGTCAAACATTGGCTTATGATTCATTTGATTTGAATTTTAGAAAATTGGCGCACCTGGACTGGGCAGTGCAATATGATCCACAAGATTTGTCAAAGGTTTTGGTTACCAATGCCAATTCCCGCAACGGTAAACTGGTTGATGTCGTAGGAACCTACGAATTTCTATTGGAACAAAAGCACATCCAGCCAATGGCACTCGCAGAACGTACCGAAGGCGATGCGCTCAAACTTTCAGAGGTTAAAAACTACAATTCAAACGTGATGCAGTATATCACGGAGGAACGACAAAGTAACATTCAATCTTTGGAGGCTTTGTTTACCAACCCACTTTTGAATGACACACTGGCCAAGCATTTACTGACGGATTCCCGAGGTCAACACAAAGACCGAAAAAGCGAAAACCGTCTCCAAACGAAAACTCAAGAACTTATCGAAGTTCAAGTTATCAAAGAAAAAAAACAACTCACTACCAACTGGAACCAAGAACAAGACGACTATAATAAATCAAGAACTAACATAAACAACTATTTATAAATGGAACACCTTACCAAAATTGAAATTATAAACGCTCTTACTGCTTATATGGCAGAACACAAAATGTCACAAGCCGATGTAGCCTCTAAAACAGGAGTTCGCAAAGAGTATGTGTCAATGATTCTAAAGCCTGATAGTAATTTTATGTATGATGCTGGTGGATCTCAAGGTTTTATACCCGTAAAACATTTCAATGCTCTTGCTGATCTGTGCGGTTTTAAAACTGAAAAGGTGTATTGGCAAACCCAACCTACAGCTCAAACTAATGCTATTCTTGCCCATCTTGAAACCGCAAAACAACATCACACTCCTATTGTTTTGATTGGTGAGACTGGTTGCGGAAAGTCATTTACAGCTGGTTTATTTGCCTCTAAAAATCCAATGGACACTTTTATTATCACAGCAGGTTCTAGTGACTCTCTTGTCGATTTACTTGACAAAACGCTTCGAGTTTTGAATGTAAATGATGGCGTGAAATCAAAGTCTGCCAAAATTAGAAGCATCGCGACAAAATTACGCTCCTTGACATTTCAAAATTATAAACCGATGCTCATCATCGACGAGTCCGAATATTTGAAACAACCTGCCCTTTGTGCCATAAAGGAAATATTTGATTATGTAAATAAATATTGCTCGATTACACTTGTGGGAACGCATCAGTTGGTTGCCAATATCGAAAAGCTAAAACGTAGAGATCAATCCGGCATCCCACAATTTCATCGCAGGATTAAAATGGGTTTGAAACTGTTGCCAAACATTGATAGAGGTTACCTTTTGTTTGTGAACGATATTGAAGACCGCGAACTCAAAAAGTTCCTTCTTAGAAACTGCAACAACTACGGCGAATTGCACGACATTATTGTCCCTGCAACCCGTGAAGCAGAAAGAATGAACGAACCTCTGAGTATGGGATTAGTTCGAAGATTGTTAAATCTCCCTGACGGCGATCTCTTATGGTAATAAAAAAAGCCTTAACAGTTGCCAATATACTTAACCAAAAAATTGAAAGAGTTGAATTTACAGGAGCATTTTATCAAGCGTTCCGCCATCCTCAAAACAGAGGTGTTTGGTTCGCTTGGGGGAGTTCCGGGTCAGGAAAATCAACTTTCTTATTACAACTGGCCAAAGAGTTTGCACAAAATTTAAGCACGTTCTACAACTTACTGGAAGAGGAAACGGATGATTCCGATTTTATTGAAAGAAATAGAATTGTGGGAACATCAGATGTAAAAGAGAATTTTTGGGCGGGAAGTTATAACTATGATCAGCTATGTGCTTATCTCGACAAACGCAACTCTCCCCATGTAGTATTTATTGATAGTGGTGTTTACTTCTTTAAAAGCTTCGAGCAATATCTCGAGTTCAAAAAGAAGTATAGAAAGAAAATTATAGTGATTTCGGGTCACGCACAAGGTAACAACCCGCGTTCAGAGCTTGAAAAATCAATAATGTTTGACGCTAAACAAAAGGTATTCATTACAGGATACCTCGCAGCGTGCAAAGGAAGGACAATCGGACCCAATGGTGGAACCTACATCATTTGGCAAGAAGGATTTGAAAAATTAAGAGGAGCGGAAAGCAACTAAAAAAAACAGCAACAATGACATCAACCCAAAAACTAAAATTAACCCCAGCCGAATACGAGAATATGTTATTTGGTGCGTATGCCCGCTGGTGCGAAAGCGTTACCATCAACGCTAGAGAGTTTCAAAAAGTAATAGCAAACTCAGCCGTCAATAAATGGTACTTAATTGAATATGCCAAATGCGAAGCAGAGTTTCAACAGCTAACTGGAAGGTATGAGAACCTGACCGCACAGGATTATAAAAGATGCTACAACGACTGCACGTTTCGCATGTTCAACATTCGCCCAACGGCTCTATTAGAGGCTATCAAAAAAACACCAAACGTCAATAACCCACGAGTACCAGGAATCAAAATGTTTAACGCCATAAACCAAAATTAATGACCCCACAGCATCAAAACAAGATAGCCGAGCTAGAGCAATGGCTAAGGGACAATCCCAACCACCCGAACCGAACCACAATAGAAACCGATTTGCGAAAGCTAAAAGAGACTGATCAAGGCAGAACCTACGAGCGGGACACTTTCGATCTTAGTGAACATAATTTCCATAACCAATGAGTAACCAAGACACCTACCAACGCCTAGAAGATTTACACAACGTTCTTTTTTATTGCTCGGATGTGCAAAAAGACGGAAGAATACATGTGTTTAAAGTCGGGGAACGCATCTGCATCAATCAGGAACGGGGCGCACTATTCAGCCAATTATCACACGCTAATAACGAAGTGTTCAGCCATGAGGTCAGGGCTTACAAAGTGTCTCCCGCCATCGAGGCAAAAATCAAGTTTACCCTTGAAAAGATACAAGCCACAGGTTGGGGCGGATTTTCAAGCGACAAAATTTTAAAATAAAACCTAATATATAAATAATCATGATCACAGAAACACTAGAAAAACCAATTGATTTAACCGCATTTTCACCCGCACAACTGAAAGCGGCATTGGCGCAAGTAGAAGCTAAAAAAGAGGACGACCGCACCGCTTACAAGGAACTGGTGGAGCAAACGGTGCCAAAGGCCGTATTCAAACTTTGCCTGGCATCCGAAGCCTTGTCGAACGCCAAAACCGAGGCATTCCAATATTTTGAGGACATCCTGAAATTGAAAGCCGAGGCTTATGGCATCAAAGAAAAACAAATGACTCATACGTTTTCCTGCGAAAAAAGCGAAATCACTATAGGGTACCGCATCAATGACGGATGGGATGACACGGTAAATGCCGGAATTGCCAAAGTGGAGCAGTTCATCAGTTCATTAGCAAAAGATGAAGCTACGGCGGCATTGGTAAGTATGGTTTTTGGTTTGTTGAAGAAAGATGCCAAAGGGAACCTGAAAGGGAGCCGAGTTTTGGAGCTTCAAAAACTAACCAAGGAATTTAACAACGAAGAGTTTACCGATGGCGTGGACATCATTTCCAAAGCCTACAAGCCGTTAAAATCAGTTTGGTTTGTCGATGCCTCCCTAATTAATGATGACGGCTCAAAAACGTCGATACCGTTATCCTTAAGCGCAGTCGACTTCTCTAAGGGGTACAAATTTGAATTTTACAATGAACCAACCCTGCCAGAAGATGCAATCGAGTAACGCCACCACAGCACTATTAGCCATCCTGCTAATAGTGCTTAACGGAAAAGCCATAATAAACTATGTTTTTTGGCTAAGATTCAAAATAACAACCTATTTCAAACAGCTAGAAAATGAGCGTAACAATAATACCGGTAACAGACCATGAAAGCTACGAGGTGAACGGAAAGGAAGTTTACAAAGATGCAAACGGGAATTGGATAGACAAACAGGATTTATCCGATGCCGAAAACCGGGCTTTCAGAACCTACAAAAGGCAGGTGATCGAAAACCCAAGATTCAAAAAACACACGAAAGCAACGTATAAAGGATAATAGGTTGAGTTAGTTCGGTATCCCGAGCATGAAGGTTCTTGCGGGTTCGAATCCCGCCTCGGGAGCTAATTTTAAAACAAACGACAAATGAAAAAAGCATTATTGACCCTAGTACTAGCATTGACTTTGATTAGTTGTAAAAAGTCAAACGTAGAACTTGAAATCGAACAGTATGATTTAAGAAAAGCAAAATTAGGCTACTTAAAAGACCTAATGGATGTTAAAGAAGGATTAAGCCTTCAACAAAGACAGCATCTAATTGACTCATTGATTTTAGAAGAAAAAAACCGTTTAAAAAATGACAGCAACTAAAGAAAAACCAATCACTCCGTTTCAAATCAAGCGTATCATGCAAAATTGCGCTTACCAAATAGAAACCAAAAACGAGTGGGTACAATGGGTTACTGGCGATACGAGCTGCACGAGCTTAAAAAGCATCACCCACGACCAAGCCGTCAAAATAATGCTGGCTCAAACGGGTAGCAAACTAATAAACGAACCAACGGAAAACTGGGCAGTTTTTGACAAAACCAACTCAAAGCACAAAGTAATCCTTTCGTTACTTTATCAGATGCAGTGGGTTAAGCCTTCCGAAAAGTGGGGCGAAGTTCCAGACCTCGACCGATTGAGTGCCTTTTTACAAAGTGATAAATCTCCCGTTAAAAAGAAGCTCAAGGATATGGAACCACAGGAACTCGAAAAACTGATTAAAGCATTAAGCGGAATTGTTAAACATCGTTACAAATGAAGCCTTGCAAACACACCGAAGATGGTTATTGCTTACGACCAGAAAACGACTATTGCCATTCTGATGAGTGCAAAGGTTGCGACCATAAACACACAAGCTTAATAGTAATAGAAGTAACTGTAACCTGTGAAAAAACAGCCCTACGATGCAATAATTGTGGCAAAACACTAACCGAACCAAAAACCGAATGTTAAATGAAAAAAATAGCTAAAACACTAGAACCATACACAGCTGACCAAATTTTTGCCGTTGCAAAACTTTTAGAGCAAGTCTACAACTTGTACCCGGCCACTACTTTTGACCAAAAAGCAACACGGTCTATTGCTTTTGATTTAGAGGAAAAATTTAGTTCTAAGCGTAAACAGCTCATCAAAAATCATAACCTTTTTGAAGATAAAAAGCGACATAAAATGAAGTTGAAATATCACGAGGAGCTAGCCTTACAAAGAATCATTTTTGATTTATTAGGCACAGTAAATGCCGAAAAGCCAAAATTTGATTTACAAACTGTTCACGATTTTTTACGCCAAAAACTAGCCTGATGCATCTGAATAAAAAACGCCCAAAACCAATTACAAAAACCGAACGCATTTTTGAAACGGAAAAGCGATTACGGGAAGAAGCAATAGCAATTTCAAAGAATTTCGTTCATACAAAACCCATTAAATACCTTTTAAAATAGACTTAAATGGAAGAAGAGAAATATGTAACCTACGAAGTTACCTTTATAGAAACCAAAGAAAAGTGGATTTTTCAATACAGAAAATCAGACGGCAACCTGCACGCTTTTTTTAATGATCCAAAAGGAATAGGGATTTTAAACCTGTTCAAAAAAAGAACTTTTCCGGAAACGGTAGCAATGATAGAAGAATGGAGTAAGTACAAACACATCGTCACCATCGAACTCAAGCTAAACGATTATAGTTTCGAAGCCCTTTATAATAAGTATGGATTAAAAAGGAAAGGCGATTTAGCCAAAAAAGCATACGAAAAACTAGACTTACCAACCAAGATAAAAATATTTAATGTATTACCAAAATACGAAGCCGACCTAGTTAAAACAGGACAAGCAAAAGCACATTTAGTCACATGGCTGAATCAAAAGAGATACAATGATGAGTATTAATAATTTAAAAACAACTATAAAAATGAGTGAAACATTAACCGTCCCAAAGGACAAAGTATTAGCGGCTTATTCTAAAGCCAAATCTCCAAGAAAAGTAATGTTAGAAAACCTTTTCGGAATCAAAACCTTTCAACTCGAAATCAAGGAACGCATTAAAACATTCGATGATGTATTGAGAGAAACCGGAATTAAAAAATCCGACTTCGAAAAGTCTTGTGATGGCTTAACCAAAGATGAAGTGGCTTACAAACAAGTCAAAGAAATTGTAAAGGCCTTTAATGAAGGTTGGGTACCAGACTGGACAGATTCAAGTCAATACAAATATTATCCTTGGTTTAAGATGGGTTCTCCTTCGGGTGGCGGTTTGTCGTACGACGACTGCGATAATTGGGACGCGGGTTCGACTGTCGGCTCGCGCCTTTGCTTCAAATCGGCTGATTTAGCCAAACATGCCGGACAATTATTTGAGAGTATTTACAAAGATTTTTTAACCCTATAAAACAACAAAAATGTATACAGAAATTAAAACATTCGAAGACGCTTGCCAAGTGATAAGCCTTGATTCAACCACAATTATTCCAGACTTCTCATTATTTCCGGAATCAGATAGAGAGGCAATGATAGCTCACGCCAAATTAGTAATCATAGCCAGAGCCATAAACGGCAATTGGGTACCGGACTGGAATAACTGGGATCAATACAAATACTATCCTTGGTTCGAGATGGGTTCTCCTTCTGGTGGCGGTTTTTCGTACTACGACTACGTTATTTGGTACACGATTTCGATTGTCGGCTCGCGCCTTTGCTTTGAGACAAGGGAAAAGGCTAAATATGCGGGGAAACAATTTGAAGATTTATACAAAAGCTATTTTGTAAAAGCATAAAGAATTAGGGTTGTGTGGTGTCGTTGCTGTAGTTCTCCTTCAGGTGGCAGTTTTTCGTACAACGACTACGATAATTGGAACACGAATTCGAATGTCAGCTCGCACCTGAGCTTAATATATAAAACACCACAGACCTTGCCAACAGGGCAAAAAATCACATTCTTAATAGGTTCGTTAGTAGAGCAATCGAAAGCGAGCCAATCAAAGCAAAGCCATGAAAAGATTAAACAATATCTATCAGCAAATCATATCTATTGATAATTTAAGGATTGCCGAATCCAAAGCGAGAAAAGGTAAGTCCAACCAATACGGTGTCAAAATTTTTGACAAAGAACCCGAAAGCAATATTTTCAAACTTCACGAAATGCTTTTGAACAAAGGATACAAAACATCTCAATACACAACCTTCACCGTTTTTGAACCCAAAGAAAGGCTTGTTTTTCGCCTTCCTTACTTTCCTGACCGAATTACCCACCACGCAGTAATGAATGTTTTAGAATCCATATTCGTAAAGGTTTTTACAAATGACAGTTATGCCTGTATTAAAGGGAAAGGCATCCATGCAGCGGCCAATAATATCAAAACAGCATTGCAGGACCAGGAGAACACAAAATACTGTTTGAAGTTGGATATTGTCAAGTTCTATCCTAATGTAGATCACGATATACTAAAAGCGTTACTTCGTAGGAAATTCAAAGATCAGGATTTACTTTGGTTACTGGATGAAATTATAGACAGTGCCGACGGTTTACCAATTGGCAATTATTTAAGTCAATACTTCGCCAACTTCTACCTTACTTATTTTGACCATTGGATTAAAGAACAAAAGGAAATAAAATATTACTTCAGATACGCCGATGACATCGTAATTCTATCCAACAACAAACCCCATTTACATGAGGTTTTATCTGCCATTAAACAGTATTTAAACGATAATTTAAAACTGGAAGTCAAACACAACTATCAAGTATTCCCGGTTGAATCCCGTGGGATTGATTTCGTAGGTTACAAGTTCTACCACACGCACACATTGCTTCGAAAATCCATCAAAAAAAGATTTGCCAAAGCAGTATCCAAAACAAAAAACAAGGCAACAATAGCCGCATATAATGGCTGGGCAAAACATGCAGACACCAAACACTTATTAAAAAAAATACTACCCAATGAACAATTTTAAGGATTTTAAAATAAAACCCGAATTATCCACTTTTACAGGTGATAAAATAAAAGTAGATCGATTATTAAATGCCGAAATATCAGTACTGGCCTATAAGATTGAAGACTCGAAAGTAAAACAAGGAACAAAACTCCTGATACTTCAACTGGAAAAATCAGGTACAAAGCACGTTTTATTTACCGGTTCTACAATATTAATGCAAATGATAAAACAAGTCCCTGAAGACAAATTTCCATTCAAAACAACAATAGTAAAAGAATCAGAACATTTAGAATTTACTTAATAATATTCATACATTTGGAACACCTTAAAAACACACACTATGAAAAAAAATATTTTATTACTCAGTTTCTTAGCTATAATTAGTTGTGGAAATTCTACTCCCGATGAATCAGATATTAAAGATGTAGCCAGAACCGTAATTTTACGAAACTTAAAAGATCTTAACTCTGTTAAATTTCATCATAATGAAATTTTTAATGATTTAGGAGATAATATATTTGAATATAAAGAAACGGTTAATGCAACAAATGGTTTTGGTGGTTCTATAGCCAATAATGTAACCGTAAAAGTTAAATGGCTTGGGGGTGATCCCTCAGAGATTGAAAGTTATAGTCTTATTGATATACAATTTGTAGAAAGATGATAAATGCTAAATCCTATAAAAACCCACTCTAAAAAAAGTGGGTTTTTTTATTATAAAAACTTTACTACTTTTGTTTATATGTCTATATCTCTAAATCGTAGTCTTGGTATTCAACGCAATAAGCTGTTACGTTACAGGCTTATCAAAGAGCTGTACCAAAAGCACAAGACCGAGGACATTCCTACAACCGTTGTTTGGCGAAAATACATTTGCCCGGTTTACCCTATTTCACGCACCACCCTTTATGAGGTACTTTGTACTCCGGTTACTTCCGAACTCAAAAAGATTGAGGATGCCATTGCTATTCAAACCAAATTGTTTGACTAAACATTACTCATACCAATGGTATAAGTTACCTCATACTCCTGAATACCATCATCACGCTTTACTTTTCTCATAGCCGTACGCATCATCGCACCGGCAGAACCAACTACTTTTACACCATGTAACTTTCCATGTACGGCCTCAACAATATCCCAAATAGCCCAAGCTTTGTTTTTTTGTGCTTGGGGTGTTCTGGCACTCGAATTGGTTAGTCTCAAATTAGCAATACTAATCACAACTGTACCAGTTGCCATTTGTCTATTTTGAGGCGTTGCGCTTCTGTCTTTCCCTATGTCAGTAAATTGCAAATTACCAATATCAATCAACGTCAAAGGAAATTGAGTTGGTGGGTGTGGTGAATAATCGTCCAGTTGCCCCCAGTCTTCATCATTATAAGCGATTCCGGGTATTGTATCTATTAGGTCTTGAATACCTTTTAAAACTAATTTACTCATGATTATCGTTTGAGTTTGTTAAAAATTTCCTTTTCTAATGCTGCCATGTTGCGATCAACTACATGTTCAATTCGCTGTCTTACTATTGGATGGTCACCAATGAACTGGCGTTGTTTAATTTTCATTTTAGAGCCTGTTTTTTGTAGGGCTAATGATTTCCACATTTGCGCTTCAACGGATAGTCGTTTGTTTCTTTCCCCTTTACCGGACTTTGTAACCGCACCGTTTGCTTTATAAAACATCGCCCAAAAAAAACGCTTCATTCGTTCGGTTACAATGATTTCACCGCCCTCGTTTTGCAAACTGGCATAAGGCAATGAACTTGTCCAGGAGATTTGATTATTGGTTTCTTTTGCTCGAATAGAACGACGTAATTTTCCCGAACGCATCATTATACTTCCACGATGGTTGGGTAGTTTGGTGTTTTCCCATGCTTTATCAAAGAATGCCTTGCGCTCAAAATTCTTGTCGAACTCATCGGTTAAGTCCACGCGTAAGTCTGCTAAAATGTTTTTTATGAAGTCTTTCATGTATATTTTTGGCTTAAATCGTTGCTATTCAAATAACATTCATTAATTTTGTTGTTATGAAAACCATTTTTGACTATAACCCAACCCCTCAAGAGCTCAGCGATATTCGTTTTGATGCTCTTTCGTTGTGTCTTAAATTTGGTATCGAAACCACCAAAACACTCACGCCAGAGCTTTACAAAGAGCTCGTTTCTCAAGACAATGCTTATTATGATTTAGCGTGTCTTTTTGAATTTAGAGACGATCAAACTAAAGCTGATGAATACTGGAACAAACTTCCAAAGGACATGCAATTGAACGGTTTAGGCTATGATTGTGCCAACGTTGCTATTTAGTATTCGCAATAAAAAACTCATTTACTTTTCTGCCTATACTGCCGTAATCTTCCATTAGACTAGGCATTAACTCTTTTACTGCTTTTTTTTCATCTATATCAAAGTTTTTCAGCTTTGCTCTAAACTCATTAATCCAACCTTGGTATCCATATCCTTTGTCAAGGATTTCGCTTTGGTGTATTGCTTCGCCTCCAAATTTCTTTATAAAGTCAGGGTAAGTATGTCGGGCGCAAAATTGATTCACGACCTCCATGTTTTTAGTGCCTAATTGAGATAACCTAGTCGGAATTGTTTTGGTTTTAGCATGTAATATTTCGTGCCACATCGATTCAAAAGAATATTCCTGGTTGAAGGTCATTCTTTCCCCTTTTTTGATGGCTGCCAAACCGCCCCTAAACTCTTCTAAAGGATTAAATTTTATACTTGAAAATTCGTGGCTGCTTATTGAAATTTTAGAACCTCCCACCCAGTCTCCTGTCCTTGGATTATAAGACATAGAGTGTTGCATCATATATGATTTTGATTTTAAAAACTTCACATCATCCAAACCGTTTCTAAAGTCTTCTGGTGAGATTTCTCCATATTTTGTTAATATGGCTTTGATCTCTTTATTCGTTGGGAATTCTCCCTTGATGTAATCATTTAGATTTATGGAATCAGAGTTCTTAATTATTTTCTCTACTGCTTTCGCTCCCGCCACTTTCGTATAAGGATGCGCCGGAGGGAAAACCACTTTTTGCGCACCAGGATTAAACCTGAATATTTCCAAACGGTTCTTGCCGTCCTTGCCTATTTGCGTGGTGGCGGCTTCACCCGCTTTAATGGATTTTTCGCTGTCACTGGTTGGGAACTTGTCCTTTAAAACTTCCACGACGGTACAACGGCAGTTCCATCCGTTTGGAGGGGTGTAGTGCATCCAAAACGGGTCGGACTTTGGCAATGTTATAGTATTGAGCGCGGCGTGTTCCTCCCGCACTCGGTTATCGCCAGCCGTCCTGTACTGCAATTCATAGCGGTCATTATCTGCGAACTCATTCCATTTAGCGGCCATTTGTGACGAACCAACGGCAAACTCGTATTCAGCCTCCAAATAGTTTTTGTTATAGGCAATGTTTAGCTTGTCGTATTCGTGTGATAGCTGACTGAACGGCTTTAAGTTTCCACTATCATCCAATAGCAACTTTGAAGCTTCAAAAAGTTGTGCGTGAGTTTTTAGACCTCCAAACAATCGGGCATCGTCTTGTAATGCCGTTCGCATATCATCCGGCATATCATTATCGGTAATCGCAAAGTTGAAAACGTCATAGGTTTGATTGATTAAATCCTTATACGTTTTTTCGGTTTGTAAATCCTTTGGGTTATAGCTCCCTTTTTCATGCAGACGTTTAAAGGCTTTTTCACCGATGTTTAAAAGTTGTTTAAATTGGCTACCAATGGATAAATTTAATTGCCCGGCTTTGTCTTTACAATCATCACACCCACATTCATACAAGCTGGTCATTCGCGAATGAAAAGCCCCGAAATATTCAGGGCTTAGACGAAAAAACGCTCGTAGTCTTCTAAACTTAATTTTGTTCCTGGTGTTGGAGTTGATTGTTTTTTTGCGCCTACAGTTTGAATACCAAAAGTATCTTTTACCCAAACGGAATCAATTTCATTAAAGCCGGAGGCTTCCACGGTCATTTTCCAAAGTTTATCCAAATCCTCCGCAGGCGGGTAAGCATAAACAGCGTCTGTTGTAATGATACCTAGTGCTTTCAAAGCAGGAATAACCGTTGCGTTCCATGCTTGCTCAATCAATGACAAGTCACTATCAACCAAATCCTGCAAGATTCCGATGGAGGTTTTTTCTTTGGAGTTGGAACCATTCTTGGTGTCCTGACCTACGACGGTTCCAGAGATACCCATTGACATCTCGTTGTTGCACACGGATAGTAATCCTTTGTACACATCTCCATTGGTAGAAACACCTTGGGCAAACTGGAAGCTTTCATTTTCGTCAATGATAAACCAAGCAGCACTACCCATGTCCTTAAGCATCTTTTCACCACGGCTTACCATAGTTCGGTCTTGAGTATTGGTTTTTAACACTCGTGGCGGTATGCCGTAAATCTCGCATAATTCAGAATAACAACTTTGTGCAAATCGTTTCATTAACACGTGTGGTACACACCCATTGAGCAAACCAAAGTCTTTATTGTCACCAAATTCAATTAACCAGGAACCGTATTCTTTTTGCTGACGGTACATTAATTTTTTGTCTTCGGTGTAATCGGTATAAATGCAACCGCTTACCGGATCAACATTTTGTCGAGGTATTAAGTTAAACACCAACTCCCCGTTTACATAGTCGAACTCCCCAAGAGAATGACCATAAAAAATGGTTTGTAATAGTGCTTTATTGATTTGGTATACCCACTTTTTATTTTGCAATAAATCGGTTAAGTCTTGGTTTAGCTTTCCGTTCAAGTCTTTCATAATAAACGGCTGTGCCAAACTCTTGAGCATACGATTATTGATTTGTGACTGTAAGTGCAAATCAATTAAAATATTGTCATAGAGGTTGTACAATGGAAAACGTTTTGGTTGGTCCACATTGTTGGCCATATTCAGCGCATCGTTCCAGTTCTTAATGTCCTGACGGGTACGTGATATTGTTTTTGGTGCAATGGTTGGAACATAGCTTGTGCCTTTTTTTACTTTCCACTGCCCTGACTTGTCGGCTAATTCAAATAATGGTACTGTACTCATAATTAATAATCATGGTTAAATTTAGTGCGAGAACCGGAACTAAAAGGGTTTCGGTCACTGTTGGTATCGTCTAGTGTAATTCGTGGCAAAGTAGTTAAAACCACCGTGCCTTTAGATAATTTGGTAAACCAATCGATGGCTCTGTCGTAGCGCTCTTTGGCTTGCTCGTAGATAAAATCGGCATTGCATAAAGTGGCAATGTGGAATTTTGCCAAAGTCAAGCAATGCTGTAAAATCAATGCGTTTCTGTCTAGTCCGGTGGCGCTGAATATCGTTTCAGTATCATACAGGATGCGCCCGTCCAAAGCTTCCAGTTTATTGATGTTTGGCGTTAAATAACTCTTAGCCTCTTCTTCGGCAGCTGCTAAAGCTTGTGCCACTAGATCGTCATTGCCCTCCGTGATTTGTTCTATTTGGTAGGCGTAAATAACGCTCCCTAAGTCTGCTTTTGCTAAAAACATATTAATGTTGTTTTATAAATGATTCAATGACTTTAAGCCATCGTTTAGGTTTTGGACAAAACTTGTTTTGATTGGTTTCACCTTTGTATATTTCATGTCTTACATATATTGGAAAGCCTAATACATCTACTCCTATTTGATATTCTACAATCATATCTTAATATTTTCGTGAGCTTCTTTGCCCGGATGAATACGTGCTATTCTTTTTGACCACTCGGTTTTGAATCAACCAACACGCACCCTCAATGGCATCGGGCGCATCCATTATTTTGGTGGTTGGTGATACGGCCAGCATTTGGTCGTGTGTCCTACCCATATTAGGTTCTTCTTTTTGGGCTGCATTAAAAACCAAATTGCCTAAACGGTTGATCGGTTCCAGTGTTCCCTCAATCCTAAAAAACTTATCGGGTTTTTTTCTGCTGTCGGGGGTAATTGGTATTGTAAAACCATTTGTTGAGGCACGCTGATAAATCAAAGGCAAAAGCACCTGTTCATAGAAAGGATCTTGCAGTGAGTTATTTTCGATGTAAATGCGTTTCGTATCAACTCTGTTTACCGTCAAATGTTTGTAGGCTTCATACAGGCAGTCCACAAACTTGGAATTACTCATTTGGTCTACCCACATTTTATACACATAGAATTTTTGTTGCCTATAACCCACAATAGCAATGGCTTTGGTAGAGGCGTTCCCTTTGTCCTTGTTGGAGGTTGAGGGGTCAGCATAAACAACCACATCCTCACAATACGAAAGAGGCGGACATTTGCCATAGGTCAGCTCCTTGAAAATATCACCCTCGGCAATCGGGTTGTTGAAGTATTCCTTTTGACCCGAGTTAAACGAAATAGTATTTAAAACCCTATCGATGGATTCCTCGGTATTTTTGTTTGGCCAAGTGCTTTTGCCTTCTTTGTCTCGAATGTTTACAATGTCATGGTGGTCGGCTTTTTTGGCTAGTTCGGTCACGCAACAATACTTCGCAATGATGTTACCGCAAACAATGATCTGCAAATGCCCGGATATGGAACGTGTTGGTATTAATGCCTCCTCAATCCATTTGACTTTCTGCTTAATCCTTTCGGGATTACGGCATTCTTCGTCGGTGTCAATATCGTCGATGAGGATAACATCGGGTCTAACTTCGTCTTTACGTGTACCACGTGGACTTTGCCCCGCCCCGAGAGCTCTAAAACTAACTCCCTTGCGAGTGGTAAACTCTCCGGCTTCCCAATTACCAATACTTTCCTGCTCTCCATAATCGTTTATGATTCTATTGTTGGCCTCTAATATCGATTTGTAAGGCAATAGCAAACGGCACGCATTATCATAGGTTGACGATGCCATGATGACGTTTTTCTTTTTTCCGGTTAAAGTCAGTTTCAACTGCTCCATCATCGTTCGTCCCGACTTTGATAACTCACGCGCCCAGGAGCGAACCTCGAATAATTCCATTTTCGACATTACACGCTTGGTTGCCTTTTTATGAAAATTGGCAGGTTCAGAAGTGTAGAAGTTTGGAAAGTAGTATTTAAACCATTCCTCGTCATTGGCTTCAAGATGTTTGATTCGGTTTGCTTTTTGCGCTGCTGTTTCGTTTAGATCAATAGGTGTTGCCTTTAGAGTATTATCCCTAAATTCCTGCCATTGGGCTAAATAGTTTTTGTCGCTTTTAATACCCATTATTTTTTCATTTTAGAGGTAATAAAAGCATCGCAATATTTGGTCAACTGATTGGCAAATACCATATCCTGACTACCTATAAACTGGATAAGTTGTTTAGCAACTTCCACCGTTTCGCCAATATTGGTTTCGGTTTCCAGTCGTTTGATTGCTGTAGTTATTTTTGAGATAATGTCGGCATCTTTTGAAGTGGCCACATTACCAATTTTTATGGGATAGTCCTTTTCTTCGAATTTTGGAAACTCTAACGATTCGCTACCATCACCATTTTTAAGTTTAACGGGCTTTAATAGGAAGGTTGGAACATCATAGACAATTGGCCTAGTAGTGATTTCATGGTTAATAGTTTCCAGTTGTTTGTATAATGAAGTAAGTTGGTTGTCCTTAGTCACCAACATAGATACTTTCAGGCTATCCCAATTATCGTCTTTTGCCCACTTGCCAATTGTTTTTTCGGTAACATTCAAGCGCAATGCAATTTCTTTTTGCGAGATGTTTTCATTCACAAAAAGGATTTTGGCAAAGTCTTTTTCTACCTGTTTTTTAACGCCCATACTACTATTATTTATAGCAAAGTTGAACGAAACTTATAGGTCAAAAAAATTCCTGTTTACTTGCTTTACAACTGTGTAAGTTCTTTAAACATAAGTGTTCGCACGCTGTGCATTTGTTTTTTTAAGAATCGCATTCGGCTAATCTTTGTCATCACTAAAGGCAAGAACTGCCGACCAATTTTTAAAAAGATAGCTGATGCCAAGACCTCAATTTTTTGTATTTAATGACGAAAATGTAAAAAACTCATACGGGTTTTACATTAATACACTCGGTATTAAAATGGATCGCTTCAAAGAGAATCCTGTCATGCTGAACAATCACATAAACAGCACCGAGAATGTTATTGGAAACTGGTCTGATGCTTTAAAAGAGGGCGGGTTGTTAAAACTAAAACCCCATTTCGATGAAGAAACCAATCTAGGCAAAGATGTAGCCGGTAAAGTAGACCGTGGCTATTTAAAGGGCTGTTCAATGGGTATTATACCCAACTGGGACAGCATTCAAAAGGTAGGCGATCGCTTAATCATGATGGAATGTGAACTCGCAGAGGGTTCAATTATTCCGGTACCGTCCAATAAAGGCGCCGTTGCCATCTATAGCCCTGACGGATCAGAAATATTAAAAGAAGAGGATGTTAAATCTCTTTGTTTATCGGTTAGCGAGAGGCTAAACGAAATTCCCGAAAATTTAAACCCAATATTAGATATGAAAAAAATCATTTTAAGCATGGCCACACTTATGGCTTTAGGCTATAAGGATCAGCCATCAGACGGACTGGATGTTGCTGATGTTGAAGCCAAAGTACTAGGGCTGTCAAGTCAGGTGGAAACTTTGACCAATGAAAACAACGGATTAAAGTTAGCTGCACAAACTGCAAAAGAAGCTCAGGAAGCCGCAGTAAAACTAGCCGTAACCAAAAAAGTTGATTTGGCTATTACCCAAGGTAAAATCCCTGCGGATAAAAAAGAGGCATTCGTGCAACTTGGAATCAGTTCTCAAGAAGTTTTGGAAACGACTTTGGACTCTATACCAGCCAAACAAAACTTTGGTGCAGACGTGAAAATACCAGCCGGAAACGGAGGCGCAACAGTTGCGACGATGGAGGATTTCCAAAAGTTGTCCTTTGAGGCGCAATTGTCATTCAAAAATGACAATCCGGAAGAGTACAAAAAACTGTTTTCGTAAATCAGTCATCATTAATCTAAAATTATAAAAATATGCCAGCAAATTTTGCAGACGTTTGGTTGAACAGGGTTCGCCAAAATTTAACCACACAAGATGTAGCTCCGTGGTTGGACGGAATTCCAGAACTTGACACCAATGTGTTGGAAATGGGTTCAGGTGACGCGTCAGAATTGAACGTGATTCACATTCCACGTACATCATTCAACCCTGATGTATTAATCAATAACACAGCGTACCCATTGGCGGTACAGGCTTATACTGACGATGAGACTGTTGTTTCATTGGATAAGTATCAGACTAAACCAACGTCAATCTCTGACGATAAAATCATCGGGGCTTCGTATGCGGTTATTGATCCTGCGACAAAATCGCACACTGTAGCAATTAATGCTAAGAAATACGCCAAAGCGGCTTACTCTATTGCTCCGGCATCAGCAGCAACGGACACCCCTGTAATTGCCGCTACTGGAACTGCAAGAATTTCAGGTGGTCCAGCATCATTAATTTATGATGATTTGGTAAACTTGAAAGATGCCTTAGACGCTGCGGAAGTTCCTGTTGAAGGAAGACGTTTGGTATTGTCAACTGCACACTGGAATGATTTATTAGTTGACCGTAAAAACTTCGGTGACAAATTGGTTAATTATAATACCGGTATGCCAGCACCAGTTATCGCGGGATTTGAATTGTTCCAATATAATGGTAACCCATTATACACTAGTGCAGGAGTTAAAAAAGCATTTGGAGCCGTGAAAGCTGCCGGAGACCGTCAAGGTTCTTTCGCATTCTGGACAGGACAAATTGCTAAGAAAACGGGATTGACTAAGCAATACTTCAAAGAAGCTAAAAACGACCCAGAGGCTCAAACCAATTTGTTGAATTACAGACATTACTTTATTGCAATGCCATTCGACGCTAAAAGAATTGGAGCAATCTACTAGTAACCAAAACTAGATTATAAACAAAAGGCTACTGATACATTAGTCAGTAGCCTTTTTTTAAAAAACTATCATTGTGCAGGAAATTATATCACTCTTACCGTCCTTATTAACAGGCTTGTTTACCGCTGCTATTACTTGGTTTTTTGCCAGACGTAAAACTAACGCAGAGGCAAAGTCAGCAGAAATTGATGCAGAGATAAAGTCGGCAGACTTTTACAGAGGATTGCTTGACGACGCCACAAGAAGGCTAAACGAGGCAATTGACACTATAAAAGTTCAAGATGTGAAGATTAAAACCTTGATGTTAGAAATTGAAACCTTGACTATTGAAATCAGAAAGTACAAACAGTTAAACGGAAAAACAGAGTGAACACATTAGGAAAGAAAACACTTGAGGTTGCCATTACCCAACTGGGAGTTCGAGAAATTCCTAAAAACAGTAATGCAGGCCCAGCAGTTGAAAAGTACTTAAAATCTGTTGGATTGGGTAAAGGTTATTCCTGGTGTATGGCATTTATGTACTGGTGTACAAAAGAAGCTTCGATACAATTAGGAGTCACAAACCCACTCACAAAAACCGCGGGGGTTTTAGCGATGTACAACGCTGAAAAAAACTTAGTAGTTACGAAACCACAACCGGGAGACCTTTTTATAATGGATTTTGGTAAAGGTCAAGGACATACCGGAATTGTAGAAAAAGTTGTAAAAGACACCGTTCATACCATTGAAGGAAACACCAACGATGAGGGTAGCCGAGAGGGTTACGAAGTATGTAGAAGACAACGAAAAACAAACACTATTAAAGCATTTTTAAGATTATGAAACATTTAAAACACATTGTGTTGTTGTTTTTTTCTCTCATGGTACTGGCTTCTTGTGGAAGCTCGAAGCCCGCCATGACCGAAAACAAAACACAAATTATCACCCTAAAAGAAACGGTACACGATACTGTTTTTAGGATAGAAAAAGACAGCAGTTCTTATCTGGCACTATTAGAGTGCCAAAAAGGCAAAGTGGTTATCAAAAATGTTATTCAAGCCGAACCAGGGCGCACGTTAAAAAGCCCAACGGTTCGGTTAGATAACAACCAGTTAAAAATAGACTGTGAAGCCAAAGCGCAAGAGTTACTAGCCCATTATATCAATACACATCAGACTAGTGACGCGGTTGTAAAAGTACCATTTGAAGTAAACAAACTCACTTGGTGGCAAAAAACCCAAATTATACTATTTCGAATCTATGCCATTCTCACGCTGATTTTTGCGGTTTGGCTATTTGTAAAATCTAAAATATAAGAATCATGCACGAAATTTTTGAAACGAATCCAGGCTTAAAAAAATGCTACATCACTTCGGATGGAACACCGTTCTACCAGGAGAATGACGCTAAAAACCACGCCAAAACTTTAAAGGACAAAACGGTAGAACCTGTTTTTAACGAGAAAGAATTACAGGTAGTTGATGCTGAGGAACTGACCGAAGCGGAAAAAGAAATGGCGGCATTTGAAGCCGAGGAAAGAGAAAAAGAGGCAAAGGCACAAGAGCAATCCGAGAAAGAAGCAGCCGAACAAAAGGCCGCCGATGACAAAGCTGAATTGGCAAAAGCATTAGCCGAATTTGACCCAGAGACAGCCGAATACGCTGCTGCAATTAAATTGTTTAAAGGATTGGGCTTAGTTGCCGAAACCAACAAAAAAGAAGACATCTATCCTGTACTTGTAGCTGCAAAGGCTAAGGCGCAAGAAGAAAATAACCCTCAAGTATAATTATGAAACCAAGAGTAAATATAGGCTTTGAGAACGGCAACCTTGGTGTTGTCGCCACAAACCCCGACGGTGTTTGCGGAATTGTGGCAAGTGCTACAGACAACGGTTCTTTTGCTTTAAATACTGTTTATTCAGTGTTTAATTTGAAAGAAGCCGAGACATTGGGCATTATTGCCGGGATTGCTAATTATGAATTGCATAAAACCATTAAGGAGTTTTATGCCGAGGCTGGCGATGGTACCGAACTTTGGATTTACGGAGTGGCTAAAACCCGCACCTTAGACCAATTAGTAGAAGATAGCACAACCCTTTTGACCGCATCTAACAGACGTATTCGTTTTGTGATTTTGAAGTATGCACCATCGGTTGCCGAGACTGTAATCACGGCAGGAATCAGGACGGGTTTTCCTGCAACATTAGCAGCGGCTCAAGCTATTGCTGAAGACTTCACGGCAAACAAAATACATCCGGTAATTTTCATTATTGAAGGTTATAATTATTCTGGCGTTCCAGGGGATCTTATTGGTTTTTCTGCTACAACTTATAACCGTGTGGCGGTACTAATTGGCGATACAGAAACCCGTACGGGTTCAACAGCTTCTAAAGGTGCAGCCGTGGGAGTTATTGGAGGTAGATTAGCTAAAAATCAGGTACATGTTAATATTGGACGCGTGAAAGATGGGACTTTGAAACCATTGGAATTTTATATCCTGGACACACCAGTAGAGCAAGTCAATATTGACGCCCTGTATGACAAAGGATTTATTACCACACGTACTCACGTGGGAAAATCAGGATACTACTTTGTGGACGATCATTTGGCCTGTACCATTGAGGACGATTACCACTATATCACTCGCAGACGTGTAATTGACAAAGCTTTTGTTTTGGCCAATGCCACATTGACGAATTATATTTTGGATGATTTCAATTTGTTGGATGGCGGTAAGCTGTCTCCAATTGATGCCAGAACCATCGAGGCTGAAATCGTGAGAGTAATTGCTCAAGAAATGACTGTAAAAGGAGAGCTTTCTGTTGATTCAACAAAAGCAAACGATACCGGTGTAGAGGTTTTGGTTGACACAACAAACAATGTTGCATCGACTGGAATTATTAACGGAAAGGTAAAAGTAAAACCAAAAGGCTACGGTAGATATTTAGAGTTTACCATTGGCTATACCCTTTAACGCTTAATTAAAAAGATATGAGTTTTAATAGTAGAGAATACGAGTGGGCAGACATTACTGTTGTCGTAGGAGGAGTTGACTTATTAAGCATTCGTGCAGTAAAGTATAAAAAGAAAAGAGAGCAAGAGGCAATCTATGCAAAAGGCAGTGAGCCGTTTGCAATTCAAAAAGGGAACTCCTCTTATGAGGGAGAACTTGAATTGCTAAAGTCTGGGTTTGATGCACTGGAAGACGCAGCGGGTGGAGATATTACAGACTTGAGAGCTGACCTTTTAATTTCTTATGGTAATCCTGCAAATGGGGACGCCATAAGAACAGATAAGGTGGTTAACATTAGTATTGGCGAGAGCGAAAGCGCGGCCAAACAAGGTGACAAGTTTATGCCAGTGACTTTACCTTTCTTGGCAACGGGAATCAAAAAGAATGTATAAAAACAAGTAAATAATCCCGAGCAATCGGGATTATTTTAATAAAAACAACAATCAAAATGAATTTAGAAGAAAACACAGTATCACAAAACATGGCAACCCCTGAGCAAATAGCTCAATGGAAAGCAGAACATGGCGAATTTTTTCACATTGAAGTGGAGGATAAAATTTGCTACTTAAAAAAGCCCGACCGTAAAACCTTGAGCTTTGCTTCACAAGTTGGAAATGATCCAATGAAGTTTAATGAGGTAATTCTAAAAAATTGCTGGCTGGGCGGTGACTTAGAAATGCAAACCAATGACAGCTATTTTCTTGCCGTGTCTTCAAAATTAGACCAGGTAATTGAATTTAAAAAGGCTGAACTGGTAAAGTACTAGAGTCATCAGTAGTAGACGACAACGACTGGTTGCGTATTGCTAACGCCCAATTGCGCTATTATATGCACATAGCCAATCCTGATGACCTGACAGACGGGCAATGGGCACAACACTATAAAGAACTTGAATACATAAGACAAAAAGAGAACCAATAAAATGAGCAACACCTTATCATATATCATACAGATTAATGAAAACTTTGATAAGGTAAATTCCTCATTTAATAAGTTTCAGAACAACGTTCATACGGGAATTGACAAAGTACAAAAGCAGTTGAATGGTTTGCGATTGAACAATTTAATCCAAAACATTAGTTCGGCTGCAGACGGTTTGACCTCATTGAATGATCCTGGAATAAAACTAAGCTCCAATCTTGCCGACCTTTCGGCAATTACGGGGGCAACGGGAGATAAACTTAAAGAGATTGAGGGCTATGCCAGACAAAACGCTAAAACTTTTGGAGGTTCTGCTGCTGAGGGTGTCGAGGCTTATAAATTAATCCTTTCGCAATTAACCCCTGAGATAGCCAAACAGCCAAAAGCATTGCAGGCTATGGGGAATTCTGTCTCTACATTGTCTAAAACAATGGGCGGCGATACTGTAGCGGCAACGGAGGTTCTAACTACGGCCATGAACCAATACCAGGTTTCGCTTGAAGACCCAATAAGAGCCTCAAAGGATATGTCTTCTATGATGAATATCATGGCGGCATCTGCTAAAGAGGGTTCGGCAGAGTTACCACAAATTAAATCCGCTTTAGAACAATCCGGTTTAGCGGCCAAAACTGCAAATGTGAGTTTTGCTGAAACAAATGCAGCTATCCAGGTGCTTGACAAGAGCGGAAAAAAAGGAGCTGAAGGAGGTGTTGCTTTGCGTAACGTATTGGCCACACTTTCAGAGGGCAGATTTTTACCAAAAGATGTCAAAAAAGAATTGACGGCTGCGGGTATTGATATTAACGCGCTGGGGGATCGTTCTAAAACTTTAAAAGAGCGTTTAGAGCCATTAAAGAAAATAATGGGTGACCAAGCCCTGGTTACTAAGTTGTTTGGAAAAGAAAATAATGCCGCTGCCATATCTCTTATTTCCGGGACAACTGAAATGGGGCGTTTGACAGGAGCCGTTCAAAACACGAAAACAGCCTACGAGCAGGCGGCAATAATAATGGAATCCCCATTAGAAAAAAATAAACGGTTACAGGCTCAAATTGATGATTTTAAAATTTCATTGTTTAATGGTACTAATGGCTGGATAGGTTATGCCAATGTAATAGGTAATACCACTAGAGATTTTAGTAATCTAATGCCAATTTTTCAAGGTGCCGGTACTGTTATTTCAACTTTGAGTAGCTCAACAAAATTACAAGCCTTTTGGACTTCTACAGTATCGGGGGCAACTAAAGCATGGAGCGGTGTGCAACTTGCTTTTAATGCTATTATGGCGATGAATCCAATTGTATGGATAGTTATGGGGGTTATAGCATTAATTGCCGCTATCACTTGGGTTGTTTCAAAAACAGAAGGTTGGGGTCAAGCTTGGAAACATACCATTAATGGTGCCCGCCTTTTGTTTACGGCTTATGTCGATACGATAAAAGCACAATTTGGCACAGTCGTTAACGGTTTTATGATTGGTATTGATAAAATACAAATTGCCTGGTACAAGTTTAAAAATATGGTTGGCATTGGTAATAAAAACGCCAATACTGCCGAAATAACCAAGCTTAACTCTGATGTTGAATCCAGGAAAGAAGCCATTAAAAACGGCTATAAAAAGGCAGCTTCAACAGCGGTTAGCGCGGGAATGGAATTTAAGGCCGCTTTTGATTCTGTGAAATGGAAAAAAGAGGCCAAACAAAAAGACCAAAACGGCATTGCAGGACCAGAAGTAGCGGGAACAGATTTTGGCAAAGGTGGCGCAAGTGGTTCCGGTGCTGGTGGGGGTTCTGCCAGTGCTAAAAAATCTAATGAGGCGGTGGCTACAGGCGGTACAAAACACACCTATATCACTATTAACTTAAAAGAATTAATAGGAATCAAAACAGAAAGTATAACAGGCGGTAAAGATGCCAGTAATAAAGCAGGAAGTGAAGTGGCAGACGAATTAATGAGAATCCTAGCCATGGCGGCTACGGCAACTGGCTAATTCCTCACCCCAACTCTCTCCAAAGGAGAGGGGGCTAAAACAGATAAAGAAGAAAAATGGAACTGACAAATAAAGATATTGTTTTTTTGAGCTTGATGGGGTCTGATTCCGTTGGAACATACCAACGCACCCAGATTGTACAAAATGAATTAAGCAAACACGTTTTGCCCAAGATTCCTTTTTTGCCCTTGCCCAATGAAAACAAGGTAGTTCAAGGCTCTGTTAATGCCAGCTTTAGAATTAATCAGGCTGATGATATAAAGTCGGAACAAGAACAGTTTTTTCCACTGTCTTTTAGTTTTACTGAAGGTGGGCAAAAATGGCTATTTCCATACGAGCCTATGATAAACATAAGTTCGGGTAACAACATCGTAAAACGAAATGTTGCCAAACAAGGCGAAAAGCTTATTGGAACAATCAAAGAGCGATGGAGTCGTAAAGATTTTGAATTTCAGGTTACGGGTGTTTTAATGGGGAGTTTGATAAAAGGATCTGCTGAGGATTGTTTCCCTAAAAAGCAAATGGCGCAACTGTTTGATTTTTTAAAGTACAGCAAAGAGTTTTACATCTACAGTGCGCCGTTGGAAATTTTGGGAGTTACCAAAGTGGTAGTTGAAGATTACAATTTCCCATTTACCAAAGGAGAGAGTGTTCAGGCTTATGATTTGAAGTTAACCAGTGATGATAGTTATAATTTACTCGATGAGGGATCTAAACCTATGAAGAATGTTTGATATTAATTGGGATATAAAATTCAAAACTAATGTAGCTAATTACAATCTAGGAATGGTAGCAAGCATCGACATTGATTGCTCAGTTGACAACCTTGCCGACACGGCCACTATTACGCTTCCAGAAGCGGTAATGAACCAAGTATTAAATATAAGTGATAAAATAGGTAGGGGTACGGAAGTAATCATAAAGGCGGGATACGACAATACATTAGAAACCGAGTTTGTCGGTTTTGTCCAGGATATTGTAACGAATGACAGCTCTTTGAAAATATTGTGTGAAGATGCTCTTTTCCTTTTTAGAAAAGGAGTTAAAGATGTGGAGCTGAAACCTACCACATTGGGGAAAATCGCCCAAACGGTCGTTGACCAGATAAACCCAAATTTCAAACTGGTGTGTGATTATGACATTGCTTATGAAAAGTTTGTTATACATCAAGCCACAGGTTATGATGTTTTGAAAAAGCTGGCCGAGGAAACCAAAGCCAATGTTTATTTCAATACCGAAAAAAAGGAACTACACATACACGCTCCTTATTTGGAGAAAGGCGGTGAAGTTATTTACTCGATGCAGGTGAATATTGAGAAATCGTCTTTGGAATATAAAAAAGCTATTGACCGTAAAGTAGAGGTTGTTGTTGAAAGCACCAATATAAAAGGCACGGTCGAAAGCTTTACCGCCGGAACAACAGGAGGCGAAAAAGTAACGTTGAAAGTAGGCTCAATCAGTGCGGGAGACTTGCCAAAAATAGCCAATGCAGAATTGCTGCGCAGGAGTGCCGATATGTACGAGGGAAGTATTGACACTTGGTTGGTTCCATTTGTGCAACCGACTTACTCAGCAAAAATAAAAGATGAAGATTACCCTGAAAAGGACGGAAAATATTATGTGACTGGGGTTAACACCTCAATCAGCGAAGCGGGCGGAAAACGCACCGTGAAATTAGGCATAAAACTCAGTGTATAAATGGATACAGCAGCAGAAATAAAAAGGGCATTGATTACGGCTTTTAGCGCAAACCCGAACCTGCCGATTACTGCCACTATTGTATCGATTGAAAATGATACGTGTACGGTAAGGCTGTTGAGTGAATTGGTTTTGTCGGACGTGAGGCTGAAAGCAACTATTTCGGATGATACAGATACGTTCCTGATTATTCCAAAAATAGGTAGTGAGGTTGTCCTTATGAGCCAAACGGGCGAATTAAGCGGGCTTATGGTTGTAAAGATTGACAGCATTGAAAGAATAACTTATAAAAGGGCGGACTTTGAGTTTATTGTTGACGGTACAACTAAGAAGGTCACCTTAAAAAAGGATGGAGCAAATTTAGGGGCTTTAGTTTCCAGTTTGATAACGGAGATTCAGAATGCAATTATTTTGACACCTGCGGGTCCTGGGCAAATTGCTCCAACTACTAAAACGAAGTTGACGGCATTGGACACTAAGTTTAAAACACTTTTAAACAATAATTAAAATGGCATTAAATAAGACAGTATTAAAAACGACTATAGTAGCACTGCTTACAGAAATGCTAACCAAAGAGGAAAATTCTATTGAAGAATTTGCCACACGATTAAGTGATGCCATTGATGTATTTGTAAAAACGGGTACGGTTAGCGTGAGCGTGAGTACAACTGGAACGGCAACGGCACAAACAGGAACGGGAACCGGAACAATAAGTTAATATGAAAGACAGAGCAATTCAACTAACGGACGGAACTAACGAATTACAAGGGATTGACTTGAGAATTGAAGTTGCCCGAGATTCTGACGGACTAATTACCCAAGGAATGGTTATAGGCAATACTATGAATCAGAATCAGGCTTTGATATTAGTATCTAATCCCGGCGAATTTAAGTTTAGCCCAACATTAGGCGTTGCTATTGACGGGTTGCTTTTGGATCATGACTTTTTGCGGTTTCGCCATAGGATTAGAGACCATTTTAAAAAGGATGGCTTAAAAACAGAGAGTATACAACTGGCAGAAAATAAACCATTGATAATCCAGGCATCGTATGAACAGTAAAATAGTTTACCAAGGCCAAAGCTTTATCGATAAGGTTTTGGAAAATACGGGCAGCATTGAAAATGTTTTTGCAATGGCAGTATTGAATGGAGCTTCTATAACTGATGAGCTGGTAATAGGCAACGAATTGAAAACGGTACCCATAACCAATCAGACGGTAGTTAATTTTTTTAATGAATTTAATAAACCTGCATCAGCTATCACGAGTAAAAATTATGAGCTGATTGTAGCCGATGAAGGCATTGGAGCAATGGTAATTAATGACACATTTATAATAAGATAATGGGAAGAACGCAAACACAAATTAAGTCGGAAATCACGACGCCATTTATGGCTAATGAATCACTTGCAGCCAAATATGGCTATGCGGTGGGTGCTTCGTTTGATGCGGAGTTTTCGAAAGTAAGTATAGAGAATATCATTTTTGAAATTGTAGCACTTGCTATATTCCTTCACGAACTTTTCTTTGATCAACACAATAAAGAGGTAGACGAAAAATTAGCCAATCAAAAGTCAGGCCGATTGCCCTGGTATAAAACAATGGCTTTGCGGTTTCAATATGGCTTTGACTTGGTTACCGATCAAGATTATTTTAATAATGGAACTGCCACGGCTGAACAAATCGCAGTTTCAAAAATTGTAAAGTATGCCGCTGTTGACGAGTCAGACGATGAGAGTCGAATTGTTATTAAAATAGCCGGAGAGACAGGCGGCTTGCTTTTGCCAATTTCATTAGAACAAAAAACAGCTTTTGAGGCTTATATCAAGGAAATAAAATGGGCAGGGGTTGATACAACCGTAATCAATTATTTACCGGACAAACTGTATTTGACAATTCAAATTAAAAGAGATGCCTTGGTTTTGTCCAGTAGCGGTATGAGTATTCTCAACGCTAATTATCCTGTTAACGATGCTATTCAGGAGTTTATGAAAGAATTACCTTTTGATGGTGAATTGAGGCTTTCGGCATTGGTGGATAAGCTGCAAAAAGTACCGGGCGTTTTGGATGCTACGATTTTAAGTGCGCAAAGTGCGTGGATTAATCCTAGTATAAGTGGGTACGATTTGCCCCAGCCAATATTTATTTCGAAGATTCCTGTAAGTGGTTATTTTGAGGTGGTGACTTTTGATACTATAAGCTATGTGGTATAAAATAAACTGGAATATTCTGGTACTCCAAAACCTGCCCGATACCCTGCGTAAACCTGATTTGTCGGCTTTTGCCCAACTATTGCTTAAGCCTATCAATTCTTTGTATTACAAATGGTACAACTGGCGCATCGATAACCTTTACAAGATTGAGCATACGGGACAAGTTTGCTCATTGCGAGGTTCTTTGAATGACAAGTTTGACCCGATAGAAAGGCGGATTTATATAGGTGACGGTCAGTTTTATGACACAACGTATATCTATACCGAGGCGGAGGCACAAAAGCGGAATGTATATACCGAAGGTGAGGAGCCTACGATATGGCTTAGAACCGAGAGCGAGACGGCCGACACGGGACTGGACTTTATTGTTTTTGCACCAAAGGCAATTGTTGCCTCACAGATTTATGCGTTGAGAGCGCATGTTGATTTTTATAAAGCAGGCGGAAAAAGATATTCAATTTTTGAAATATGAACATAACAAATTTTACACAAACAGGAGGGTTTCCCCTGAAGAGTGAACGTCTGCAAGAACTGCAAACGGCGTACTCTATTTTTAACTCACTTGGGGCGATGGCGGGTAACCTGACCATTATATCCGGTTGTGAGTTGGTGGGAACTACCATTGGAAACGGCTTTGTTTACATAAACGAGGAACTCTTGGAATTTAGGGAGGGAACCGTAACGGAAAGCTCAACCGTTATTATTGTTGAACAACCCGTAAACCGAGAGTTTGAAAATGCTGAAATTAAAACGGTTTACACCATACGCTACGCCACGTTTGGCACGGCTGACACTTCGTGGGCTTGGACGGCTTTTAAGCGTTTGGATCCGGTTACTCAATTGATGCTCCGCCTTGATACCTTGGAGAAAAAAACGGCTGTATTTCAGTCCGGAGGTGGTATGGTGTTGTGGAACAAACCGGCTATTGATATTCCTACGGGTTGGCAGGAAGTGGTTGACTGGCGTGGTAGGATGCCCGTTGGTTTTGATAATACGCAAGGCGAATTTAACACAATGGGGAAAACGGGCGGGGCAAAAAACAAAACGCTTTCTATAGCCGAAATGCCATCACACAGCCACGCAATAGGGAACGCTAGAAGGAATTCAGGCGGTGGTAGTGGCGGTGATGAAAATCATCCTAAATCATACGCAGGCTCAAGAGATCACATTACAGATTCACAAGGAGGCGGTCAAGAATTCTCATTATTGAACCCTTACCGTGTAGTATTATTTATTGAATATATAGGATGACATTATGGCAACAAACATCAATACCATTTTAAATTGGTTTAAAACCGGTTTTAAACCAACGCAGGATCAATTTTGGGCTTCGTGGCAATCCTTTTGGCACAAAGACGAACAGATACCGCAAAGCAGTATCGCCAATCTTACGACAGTTCTTGCGGCCAAGGCTGAAAACGACCAGTTTAATGCGCATAAGACGGATGAAACGGCTCATACTGCTTTGTTTGTGAAAGCAAAGATTTACGCTCCGGGGCAATTGTTGATTTTTAAAAGAGAGACAAACGCAAATTACGCCGTTTTAGAGATTAACGATTTTGTGATAGGGATTGTTTCGGGAATACGAATAGAAGCCATTTATCTAGGTGGTGACCCAACGATACTTACGAGTTTTGACATTATTAACCAAATTGAATTTTAAATTATAAACCATGAAAAAAACACTATTATTCATTGCTTTATTTCTGCAAATGGCATTGTTTGCACAAACTGCACAAACCATCGAGAAACCGTTGAAGTTGACCAATGTTGTAAAAGGCGTGGCTAATGACAGCATCTTGGTTCGCGGGGCGGACAAAATTGTAAAACACCTGCCCGTGTCCCAACTCAAGACCATCACGAACTTGGATTACCTAGCAACGCCAACAGGCGGAACCGTTTTCTCTAGTGCGGGGAATGATGCTGTCTTGCCATTGGCAACAGCTACCAATGCGGGTTTGCAAAGCCCAAACGACAAATCGAAACTGGATGGCATAGCAACGGGAGCCACGGCCAATCAAACCGATGATTATTTATTGGCAAGAACTAATCATACAGGCGAACAGCTAATCTCAACCGTTACTGGTTTGCAAACTGCTTTAGATACTAAAGTGGATAAAGTGGCGGGTGAAAGGCTTATTAACGCTGCTGAAATTACTAAGCTATCCAACCAATCAGGAACAAACACGGGTGACCAAGACCTTAGCGGGCTGGTGGTAAAAAACGCCCCAATAACGGCAGCGACAAACACCAAAATAACATACGACTCAAAAGGGCTGGTGACAGGCGGAACGAGTTTGATAGCAAGCGACATTCCTACGCTGAACCAAAACACAACAGGAACGGCTTCGACTATCACGGGAAATATTGCAGAAAGCCAAGTGACTGGACTGGTTGGGGATTTGAACGCTAAACAAAACACATCAGAAAAAAACACCGCCAACGGTTATGCTGGTTTGGGAAGTGACGGAAAACTGATTTCTTCACAATTACCATCTATCACCATATCGGATACTTTCGTTACGGCTTCGCAAGCTGCGATGTTGGCTTTGGTAGCCGAAACGGGAGACGTGGCAGTTAGAACCGACTTGAATAAATCTTTTATTTTAAAAGGAGTAAATCCAGCCGTACTTGCTGACTGGCAAGAATTGTTAACACCAACGAGTGCCGTGACGACTGTTTTTGGAAGAAATGGTGCGGTTACAGCTCAAACTGGGGATTACACCGCAGACCAGATTACCGAAACGGCAAACAGGAAGTTCCAGACTGCCAATCAAAATACGTTCAATGATGCTACGAGTTCGATTCAAACGCAATTGAATGCTAAACAAGCGACCATTACGGCAGGAACGACAGCGCAATACAGAAGAGGAGACAACACTTGGCAAACATTGGATAAGACAGCCGTGGGACTTGGGAATGTAGATAACACAACCGATTTAAACAAGCCGATTTCCACAGCTACACAAACGGCTCTCAACGGTAAACAAGCAGCAGGAAGTTACGAGCCAGCTTTTGCCAAAAACACGGCTTTCAACAAGAATTTTGGGACTACGGCTGGTACGGTGGCTGAGGGTAATGATTCAAGAATTTTAAACGGGCAGACAGCGTATGGCTGGGGGAATCATGGGGGGTTATATTTACCATTGACGGGTGGTGTAGTTTCTGGATTAATAGGTACGAGTCTTGGTACAGGAGGATTGTCTCTTTCTGGAAATTCATCACCTGACGAGACTTTTTTAGGTAATAATTATTACAATATCAATGGTACAGAGTTTAATGGTGACGGTAGAGACTCTTGGAGAATAAAATTTAAAAATGTAATAACTCCTTCAAATAGTCTATTTAGTATTGATTATAGAGAAGCAAATGCAGGGGCAGGGGTTTTTACAAGTCTTTTTAATATTAAAGGTACAGGAGCAGCAACATTCCCTTCTACTGTAACAGCTTCTGAAATTATAGTGCCTGAGATAAGGCTCAATAAAAGTACTGATACTGGTAGTATTGATAAAATGATAGTAGGATATAGCGGAGATGGTGTACAGCATTGGTCAAGTTCTTCTCAGATTAAATCTTGGCTTGGCTTAGGTTCAAATGCTTATACTTCTACTGCTTATTTGCCCTTAACAGGCGGTATTGTAACTGGTAGTATTATTTCTAATCTTACAGGGGCAATCGGAACAGTTGACGGCAACACATCCTATAGGATGTATAATTCAGGAACTACCGCGTATGGCATCGGAGTTAATGGTTCACAAGGAGGCCTTCAATATATGGCTAACCAAACTGAAGCAAATATGCCTCATAGATTTTATGGAGGTGCAGAAAACACAAGTCCAAAATTATTATTAACTATATATGATAATGGAAATGTTGATGCTTTAGGGGGCGTGACAGCTAAAGCTTTTTCTATGCCAAATTCTGGTCCAGCAGTGACAGGTAATTGGGCAGGATCTGCTTACTGGGGATTTGGAGGTAGTCCATCTAACGCCCATGAAATTGTAATAGATCAGATTGCTAATAATGCAACTGGACAATCATTTGCAGGAGCAAGTGACATCACGCTGAAATTAGGAACGAAAACCGTATTAGATTCGGGTAACTATTCTTCTTACATTACTGACTCAAGACCTTACAAGGTGTATACCGCAATCTTGAATCAATCAGGAACATCAGCACCTACTGCAATTGTTTTAGAAAATACATTAGGGCAAACTCCAACGTGGAGCAGAAATCAGATTGGGCAATACACATTGACAGTTACAGGTTCAATACTTACTTTAGATAAGACAATCTCAATCATCTCTAATGGTTGGGTTGGCACAGCTGTTACCAACTCTCATCCTGCAAATGCAAATAGTGTTGTTGTTGAAACATTTTCGACAATTGATTCATCAGGAAGGTTGGATGATTTATTGAATAAAACACCTATCGAAATCAGAGTATATAATTAATAAAAACAGAAATATGAATAAATTTTTAAACTTAATTCTAGGCACAACGGATGTGCCTACGTACATGGCGGGACTAGTTTTCGCCTTGATTGGGCTTGCTTTTTACTATAAAGGCAAGGTGTCTAAGCGCAACGAATTTTCAAAGAACACGCCTTATGATTTTTCTTGGCGTTTTTTTACGCAGGACAATCTTGTGGAGATTGTGTTTTCGTTGTTGGCGATTTTCTTGGCTTTGCGTTTCTCGGTAGAGTACGCAGGGGTTCAAATCACGATGTTTTACTCTTTGGGTATTGGTTGGGGTTTGCCTAAATTCATCGCTTATATGTATAAAGTGCAAGAAAAGGCAAGGGAATAGTTCTCAGGAGGACGGGAAGTAAAAATAGTCCTCCGCTTTAAAAAAGTATCTCACCCCCTTTTTAAACACGAGCCCAAAAGCTACGGAGGACATATTGTAATGTCTTCTTTAGTTTTTGGGCTTCGTTGCGTTAAGGGGTGAGAGCTGCAAATATAGAATAATCAATCATCAATCAAAAATCGAATGAATAAATACCATCAAATCCTTAGTAAAATTATCGCTAAAGGTAAGTTACAACAGAATAAAAAAGGTTCAATAACATATCTATTGAATCAAACACTAGAATTGAAGCCGTTAGACCTTTTGGAACTGTTTGAGGGGCACGCTGTGGCACGAAAAAAGCTAAAAGATGAATTAGGTCTATTTATGGCTGGCGAACGCTCTACGGAGGCTTATCGTGATGTGGGTGTCACGTGGTGGGATTATTGTGGGCCGATATTGGTCAATAGCTATCCTACGTACTTTGAGCAATTGCCTAAACTGCTTGAGAAGATCAACAAAGAGAAACGAACATCAAAGAATTATGTGCTGTTTCTGGGGTCAAACAATACCGAGAGTAACCAACAGCCATGTTTGAGTTTGATTCAGTTTCAGATTGAGAACGGGAAGCTTGTGGTTAGTGCGTATCAACGTAGCTCTGACGCTAATCTAGGCTTGCCGTCAGACATCTATCACTTGTATTTGATAAGCAAACAGATTGCGCTGCCATTAAAGAGTATCACGTTATTCCTGGGTAATGTGCATGTTTATGAGAATAATATAGACGGCACTAAGGAGCTGTTGGGTGGTGATTCGGTTAAGTTTAATTTAAACGTTGTTTAATTGGTAATTAAAAAGTATTTAAAAAGCCAGTATATTGAGTACTGGCTTTTGAGTTTTTCAGCTAAAAAAATGGAAATTTCGTTTTAAAATATGGGAAATTTGGATTTTGCGATTATAATAAACATCCTGTGACAAATAC